TCTGTACTTTTTCTTAAAAGTCAAGGCCGCGTTCCACGGACTTCCGAGATGAACCCAAAAAAAGCCGCTACACAACTAGTGGCGGCTGACCGCCTAAGATTCAGGACGCCAATCCCGACCACATCTTTTTCATGTGGTGAGGAAAGTATGCACCAAAAGTGGCCACGTGTCAACCATTCCGCCCGTTGTGAAAAATAATTCTCACCACGGCATATCAACCATTAAATCCGATTACCCGAATTTCAGAAGACCAAGCGGAGAGCCCATGTACGCATTTTGCCGTGGATTTCATGCAACGAAGTACAAATCGCTCATCAAGTGTTGGCCTGATGATCAAAAAAGCGAGTGGATCTCTGGGGACTTTTTAGCTCGAGTGGCTGAATTTGATCGTCGACTTGTAGAAGAAATGGAGGGGTACGAGAAATGCCTGTCAAGATGAAAAAGGAAATACGCAAGCGGGTTGCATGCCAGATCGGGGCGACGCTGGAAGATATGCACAAGGCCGAGTCGGAGTGTGACGGAGAGTTGTTCCTGTACCCAGTAGACGCAAAAGGTACGCTGGGTGGCTTCTACATCCTCCACGTCCCGGTCAAGGGAAAGATTGCGCCAACGCTCTTCCCGACTGAGTACTTCGTCAAACAGAAGGAGGACGAGGAATGACCGGAAATATCGACTGGCAACGGTACGATGAAAATGATGAAGCGACGCACCCGCGCCCCTGCCAAGAACTGCTCATCATGGCCCTGAAGAACGGCAAACCCGTCTTCATACCGCACGCCTACTTCGGCCTAGGCGACGACCACTTCTACGAAGCCAAAACCGTCAGGGGCAACACCGTCGCCAAGCGCGTCGCGCACAAGGTTGCCGGCTATGACGACGTTGCATGGGCTTACCTCGACGTGCCGTCGTGGTCGCACGCAAAGGAGAAGGACGAGGGATGACCGAAACCGAAATCGTTGTTCAAGACATCCGCCGAGAGCTCCGATGGTCTTTCCGCGATCAGTCGGTCGCCAACCTCCTCGGCCTCGCAAAGCGACTCATCGACAACAAGGACACAGCCAGCATCGCAGACGCGGTGAGGAAGTACACGACAGTGCTTTCCGCCGCGAGGCAGAGTGCAAACCCTGCCGCACTCGAGCGCGTGAAGTTCTCTGCATACATGCTCACGCACGCACTGCGCGACTGGGAGGCGGCGCGATGAAAGCCATGTCAACACTCGAGAGCGTTCGACTCTACCTCTCCGCTTTGTGGCACACGATCAACTGGCCGCAGACGTGGATAGGTCGAGTTGCCATTGCATAATCTCTGCAATCTGCGACGGTAGAAACCGAGGTAGCATTCGTTACAATAGGGGATCAAGGAGACCCACAATGTTGTTTTTTATGGGCTTCCGCCATCTTTTGGGTTCAATATGGCAACAGAACAACTTACAGTCCCGTCAAAAAAAGCAGTTCGTCGAGCAGGTGAAGCGCTCCGGACACCGAGCGTATCTAACGCCGACTTTGAAGCGGCGCTTCAAGTTTTATCGGACTGGCGATCTCTGTACTACAGACCGATCAATACAATCCAAGTCTTGCTTCGAAAAAAAATCAAGGCACTTTGCATCAAAGGTTCAATTGTTGCGCAGCGCCTTAAGCGCACCCCGTCCATCATCGCAAAGTTAAAGCGCTTTCCCGACATGCAGCTTGACCGAATGCAGGACATCGGAGGCATCCGTGCTGTCGTAAACTCTGTCGACGAAGTTCGACGGGTTCACGAATCTCTTATCAAGGGTCGCCACCAGCACTGTCCTGTGCTTCCTCCTAAGGACTACATTTCTAATCCTAAGGACGATGGATATCGTGGCATTCATCAGGTCTTCAAATACGACACGCCTCAACACAAAGAACTGAAGGGGATGCAAGTCGAGGTTCAAATTCGAACCAAACTTCAGCATTATTGGGCAACCGCCGTTGAAACCCTTGGCGTGATCGAGAAATCCTCGTTCAAAACTGGCTTGGGCGATGAAAAATTCAAACAATTTTTCCGCGTATGTAGTGCGCTGTTTTCCATCCAAGAAAAACAGCCAATAATTGCCTGTCTTCGAGATAAATCTCCACAAGAAATCGTACAAGAATTCGAACTCCTTGAGGCCGAATTGGGCGTATTCGACAAGCTTGCGGCCTTTACCTCTGTCGTCAAAGCTACATCTGGCGTTGAAAACAAAAAGTCAAACGGATACTACTTGCTGATTCTCGACACCGAGAAAAAAGCGACATCGTTCATTCCTTTCGAGCATACGCAATCACAGCTCGCCGAACAAATGTACATGCTCATGGAAGGAAAGGAAAAAAACAACCCAAATATCGACGTTGTTTTGGCTGCCGCTGGCGATATGAAAGATCTACGTACGGCATACCCGAACTACTTTGTGGACACAAAAGCCTTCATCAGCAACCTTAAATCGATTTGCGCCAGCATCAAGCACCAGTACAACTAATTTATTTCTCTACGCCCCAATCATCAAAACGGGCGGTTCTTGTTCAGCCCTCGGCAATTGCCGAGGGCTTTTTTTTATCTGATCACACATGCCAGTAAGCAAAAAACCCCGCAAAAAAGGACAGCGAGCGAGAGACCTCGCCGTTCGAAAGAAGTTCGTGCGCGGGAAGTTCAAAGACGCGGACGACGCACGTAGAACCATCGCCAGCCTCGAACGCCAGAAAACGCGTCAACGCCGCCGATGTGAACAACTCGGTTGGTTGCTCGGCTTTCAAGAGAAGGACTCTCTGCTCGAGGCATTCACGCTCAGCTTTTTCGCGCTCGAGCGTTGGCCGACGACGACCGATTACTCGGACTTCAACCAGATCAGCAGCACGCTCATGCTCGGCGCGCTCTGTCACAAGTGCCTAGGCGTTGCCGAGCAGGATCTGCTCGAAGACATCCAACACGCCGCCTTCATGACCGTCGTCTGCGCTCGACTGCGCAACCACGGCAAGGAGATTCCGCCAGCCAACCTTGAGCCGGTCAAGCACGGCCTCATCGTCGCGCAGGAGCTCATGGAGTACGCCTACGAGCATGAACGTCAAGCGCTCATCAACGTGCTCAAGCACAACACGCATGAGACGTTGGACGAGACGCCTGGCTTGCGTGAAGCGCACGAGCGATTCATTCTCGGGCGTCACTACGAGACGGTTCGCGGCTGGGAGCTCGAGGACGACTCGCTTGAGAAAGCTATGAAGTCGGGCGTACTGCCCGAACCAGAGGAACGATATGACTACCTGGAACAGAAAGGAGGAGAGAAATGATCTGGATGGCCAAAGTCGAACTAGCGCAGTACCTCAAGAGGTCGACGCGAACGGTTGAAAGGTGGGTAGTGCAGCAGAAACTGCCGCCCGGTTGGCGGCAGGCGGACGGGTTCATGCGCTGGCGCAAAGATATCGTCGACCAGTGGCTCGAGGACTGCGAGCCCTACGCGAAGAGATGCCAGAAGCTCTTGAAGCTGAGAAGCGCGATGCTGTAAAATTCCCGAGTGGGATTGAGAACCAAAAGCCCCGAGCAGTCATCACTGTTCGGGGCTCTTTTTTTGCCTGTTTTTATGGCTTTCTTTATGGCCACAGGAGCGGCTTTTGAATTTCTCCTGTGCCACAACAAGCTCTGGCGGAAGCGGTGGACATTCCAATCCCTGTTCTCATTGAAGAGTTTGTAGAACTTGAACGCCGGCTTAAGATTTTTGAAAAATTACGAAGCGTCACGATTGCAGCAAAGCACGTGAGCGGCATGACCGGGGATTACACGCTGATGCTTCTGGATACCGCCAACAATTCCGTGAGCCTTACGCCGTTTGATGCAGAGCAGTCTTCTTGGGCGGAATATGTCTATAGCTCAATGGAAGAACGCTATCGTGGAGACGAGACTAAATTCTTAGTTCTCGTTTCCGTTAGCGACCTCACTAGCTTAAAAAAGGCATATCCAAACTACTTTCTCTCAACTACACAGTTCATTAATACGTTACAGAAAATCTGTAATTCGTCCAAAAGGTCCTGAACGCGTACGCCCCGCCAAACGATATTCACAGGCACAAAAAACGCCCCACCTACCGATCATGGTAAGTGGGGCATTTTTTCAGACTGCTGTGAGCGTCATCGTTCCGAAGGGTGATAGCAGAGGAAACGACGGCGCTCCGGTAGACGGCCTGTCAAAGTTGGGAACCGCGCGGAGTGAGCATTTTAATTATGTAGATTTCTACATAATTACCTAGGCTTGCGCGGTGTTGTTCTGATCATTTTACCATCGTTGGTAAAATGGTCGACGTTGTGTACCCAAAAACGCCCTTTCGGTATACGCAAACTCCGTTGAGTACACTCGAAGTACACTTTGAAGTATACAACCCCGAATTTTGGTATAGTTCGTCGCACCTAGGGACAGTTTGTCCCCACCACCGCCAGCTAGGGTACAGCTTGTACCCCAACTATCACACGGCGTCTTCGTCTAAATGTTCGTCTAACGAAGTTTTTATAGGCGCCATCCTCAAACCGTTGGGGCGGAATGATTACAAGGCAATTTCGACCCATTTTGACGCCACCCCTTCGTCTAAGTTTTCGGCCAAATTCGTCTACAGCTTCGTCACTGACTGACGATCTTTGTCAGAGCGTCCTTGTCTATCGCAGTCCGCTCAGAAAGGTCGACACCTCGTCGAACCAGCTCTGCGCCTCGCTCGACAAGGTCTGCGCATCGGGCAAGCTGCTCTCTTTCAGCGCCGCAGGAACCTGCGGTGACTGCGGACAGTCGACTGCGGGCCGCGACGGCCTCACGGCGCACCCTGTCAAGGTCGCCAGACAAGTCACTAGCGCGAGCCAGTGCGGCATCGCGCACCTCCCACGCTTCAACCAGGCTCTGTGCATAGGTTCTCTCCTTCTCCCTGTACTTGATCTCGAGCGACTGCGCGCGGGTAGCGTAGTCCTCGCGCAAGGCGGCAATGTCTTCGCCGTACAGCGCGGCGGCATACTGGTAGCCCGCGACGAAGATCCCGACGCCTGCGGCTACAGAACCCGCAGCCTTCATCCAAGAAGCCATCTCGTTTCCTCATCATTTCAACGCGTCACGCCACGCCTTGACTGCCTTCGCCATTCCCCACGCAATCGCTACGCCCCCGAGCGCCAAGAAAACGACGTACATCCCGACAGCCTGCCACGTCAGTTCCTCTTCCATCATCAGCTCTCCAAGCCGCAGTGCGGCTATCAAATTTGGTAAAATATCTCCCATAGACACCTTTCGCGTTTTGGGTCTTACGAGCCGTTCAGGATTCCGCCCCTGAGCGGCTTTTCATTTCTGTGGCGTCTAGCTCACAGCTTCCATCCCTTCACGGGATTCAGGTAGATACCGACGTACTGTGCCTTCTTGTCTCGGGATCCCCACAGTTTCCAGCCGAGGTTGAGCCTTACACAGCACGGCCTGCCGAACAGGCGATAGTGCTTGATGTAATAGAGTTGAAAGGCGATGAGCTTCCCGTCGCGGCGGCAACGCCTGCGGCACGTGCCCGAGACGCCGTTCGTGTCGCTCGCGTCCTCATTGCCCGTCACCTCCCATTCGTCGGTGGTGTGGACAGGGACGCCACAAACCAGAATGTCGAAGCCGTAGCACACATTGCGCAGAAGCCATGCGACTCGGCGCTTGTACGTCGACCAGGGGTCAGTGCCCGGCCATCGCTCCCAATGGCCTGCATCCCCATCCGCGTCGTTGTCGTCCGTTGCAAACCACGACAGCCACTTCGGCAGACGATGCGTTTCCTTGTCCACGAAGAAAGGCAGAATCGGCGCGAGCAGGCGGCCAATGATTGCCATGAAAAGAGACGCGGGCATGAGCGCCAGCCACTTCACATAAACCATATTCAGACCTCCGAAAGGAAAAGTTTTGCCTCGGACTGACGACGACGGGTCAAGCCGGAGAGCCTCACTCCGTTCGCCTTGTCGATGTCAAGGAACTCGTGAGCCGCGGTCTCGACATCCCCTGCGTTTAGTGCTCTCATCAACTTCGGACACTGGTGAACGACGTAGCTCACGCCCACGTTAAAAGCCAGACTCACCAATGCCACGAACTGCCCTTCAGTCACGTGAACATTGACGAAAGGCGCAAGCCCTCGCTTGACCTCCTCGATGTCCTCACGAAGCATCTTCCTCGACTGCTCATACGTGATCTCGTCGTGCTCCGTCACGTCCTTCGTGTGTCCACAGCCGATCGTCCAAATTCCAGCGGGGCACTTGTACGCCGTCAGCTTGCACCCCTCCCAAGCCTCGATAAAATCCATCGCGGACTCAGCCTGGTACTCAGAAAAGTTCTTCATTCCGAATCCTCCTTTTTAATCCCCGCCCTCTTTGTCGCGACAATCTCTATCAGCCTCAAGACTCGTGTGCCGCCCCAACCTGCCAAGCCTGACAGCGCTCCGCAAAACCCCGGCGGGAAGCCTTCGTAAGCCAAGATTTCGTAAGAGATCAGACCGCACACCGCACTGATCGCGCAGTGCAAGAACATCCCTCCCCACGAGAACTCCCGCCCTTCCTCAATCAGGAGCAGATAGTTCAGCCAACCGCATAGGGCGGCGAAGCCCCCAGACGCGGCAAGCGCCTGGGTCTCCGTTATCACTTCTTTCTCTGGCATCTTCTCCTCATAAAAAAATCCCCCGAGGAATATCCTCGAGGGAGTTGATATTGGTCTATGGACGCAAACCCCACAGTTCTCAGAAAAAGGCCGCGCAGACATAGCCGGCGACCGCGCCAACCAAAAAACCAACCGGTCCCCAGAAGAGCCGAGTCTTGCGTCGGGTCTCCGTATCAAGCAGAGCCTTCTGAGCCTCCACCTTGGCGATGATTTCATCCGTCACTTCCTCGACCTTGACGCCGATCTTGTCGAGCCATTCCTTCACTTCTTCTTTCGTCATTTCAGTCACCTTTTCCTTTAGCGCATCTTTCAGCGCCTTGACAATCAAATCCCACATATGAAAAAACCGCCAGAGGGCGGTGTGATAAAGTTATGTGTACGTACCCTGCTCATGGCCGATTCGGAAGCCGTGAGCCATTTTTGCATCTGCATTAGAAATGTTTCACGATGTTACCCCCCCTCAACCAGATTCTCCGCTTGGTAATTAACCTCGATCGCTCGAAAGAGCGTCTTGAGTCAGTTTCAAAACAACTTTCAGCGCAAGGCCTCTCCTTCCAGCGCATACCCGCTGTAGACGGGCGCAAACTGAGCCCCGAGCAACTCTCCCGCCTCGAAGCCCCATACAACGCCCCCGAGAAATTCGTCTTCAGAGAAGCACTGTGGCCGAATGAGATTGCGTGCTTCCTATCGCATGCAGAATGTTGGGAAAAGCTCGTAAAAAGCAACTGCGAATGGGGCTTGATCATGGAGGACGACATCGTTCTATCGCCCCGTTTCAAGCTGTTTGCCGCGTCTTCCGATTGGATTCCTCAAGGAGTCCGCGTCATCCAACTCCACGGTTCCCGTCAAACGTTCACTGTCGGAGAAAGCTACCCAGTTCACGACACGAAATTGTTTCGTATCATCCGACCAACGCCACTTTGCTGCTTCGCGTACCTGATTCATCGCGAAGCCGCTGCCTACGCATTAGCTACCTATATGCCGATACCGGCCCCCGTCGACGACTGGCTGTTCTGCCATTATTCAGACTTCGCGAAGCGTTTTCCTCCGCATAGACTGCTTTCGGCTTGCGTTAGAACGCTCGATGCCCCGTCGGACATCGGGGACCGAACCAACCGCAGGCGACTGCCGACGAGCGTAAAAGTGCGTTTACTATACGTCCTCAAGTCTGGCAGCTATCGCCTTGCAACGATGTTCCAAAAGAAAAGCTCCTTAACGCTGACGCACGATTGATGATCGTCCTATCGCCTGCGAGCGGGGATGTCAAGTTTCCTGGAAGTTGACGCCGTTATGCCCTCTCGTAAGGCCTTGGCCAGAGCTCACCCATGGTCACCACGGACTTTGCAAACGCCTCTTTTAGCTGCTCGACCGTGACGGTCGCGACTTCGTCGTTCGCCAACACCCAGATAACGGACGAGCGGCCCAGAATTTCAGACGCCTTAATGGCGTTCGCCATTCTCGCTTGAGCATGCTCTCCACCATCAAAGGCCATCCCATCCACTTCTACCGTGATTTTATTCACGGCCTCTGCGCGTTCAGCCTTATCCTGCGCAAGCATCTGCGCCTTCACTTCGTCGAGCGGTTGAACGGGAGCGTACCCGTTTAAATACCACTGCCCGTCATAACCCTCTTCAACGTCCATTTCTTGCATCCCCATAGATTTATAAAAATCTACATCAGTACCTAAAGCGACATCACACGCTTTTGTTTTGTCGTTTATGATTTTTGCGTATTTAATCATGATTCATTACCTAACCTTTACACGGGAAAAATTTACAAGCGATATTTGAATACGATCCATGTACTCTTGTAACTACATCACCCTTAGATACAGGGAAAAAGGCGGATATTCTACTTCCATTAAAGTCCACATATTTACAAACAACTTCAACTCCATTTACAGCCAAAACGTTATCGCATCGTGCAGGACTATTACTAACGTAAGCATAAATCCACCCATCAGCAGATACTTTATTACCAAGTGTATAGGTAATACCTGCATTGTAATTAGGCATGGCACTACCAACACTGGGAATCGACGGTTTATTCCCCAAGTCGTTGTAATTCCCAGAGGTTGCGACGGCATGAAGCCCGAGTGCGACATTCCCGTTGCCGTCAGGAGCCTTTCCTTCGACGGTCTTCACCCCAACATCGACGAGCACATTGCCGTCCGCGCCGGCAACGTTACCATTCACGCTTCGAACATGGGTACGAACGCTCCATTCGACCGTGCCGTCCGCGATGACCTGGCCGTGCGTGACACTGCGCGTGTCGAGCAGATCCGCACTCGTCGTCCCAGCCTTCGTGCACTCCAAAAATCGCTCGTACTGGAAGGCGCAGTCCACCTTGTCGCCGACGTTGTAGGCCGTAGACTTACGTCGGAACTCGTTGATTTCGTATACAGCCTCAAGCAGCTTCTTCTTGAAGCGCGAGAGGCCGGTTAGATCAAGAAAACCGGCCATTTTTCACCTCAGTTGGTCATCGATTAAGCGAAGAGAGCGTCGATAGCGCTGGTAGCGATAGCGTCGACGTGGAAAGCACCGCCGAGCGGATCCCATTCCGTGCCCGTCCAGGCAAAGTTCGTGCCGGCGGGATTGTCGCCATGAGCGGCCTTAACGTCATACACGTCACCAGCCGTCAGGTCGGTCTTCGGCAGAGCCTCGAAGTTCTCGACAGAGCCCTTGAACTTGTAGACATTCGTGATGTCGGTCCTGAGGGCATACGGCGTGAGGTCAATGTTCACACCCTTGCTGTTGATCGGGAGCGCAGAGCCGTTGACAGACACCTTCTCGATCACGTTCACCTGAGCCTTGGCTTCAACGCCTTCAAGCTTGGTGAAGTGAGCGGCCGACATCAGGCCATCCTTTTCGCCAGATGCAGGCGCATAGGTCGTGTCCTGAGCCGGAATGCCGAGACTGGTGATGTCACCCTTCGTGACCGGCGTGGCGACGCTCACAGCACCCTTGTCGGTGACCGTCACCTTGTAGAGGCCATTTTCGTGAGGGGTGTAGACCTCAGGCGTGTAAACCGTCGTTTCCTTGCCATTGATCTTGACATTGCCGTTAGTTTCGCTTTCTTCGACCAGCGTTGCACCGGCAGCGATACCTTCGAGCTTGGTGAAGTGTTCCTTGCTCATAAGGCCGTTCTTCGAAGCAGAGGCGAGTTCGATGTTTTGCTGCGGGATCGCGATCGTGCCGAGTACCGCACCAGAGATCGACGTAAGCGAGACGTTCAGACCTTCGATTTTGATGGAGCCAGCGGCCTTTTCCTTCAGCTTGCCGTCATAGTAGGTCAAGCCAGTGAGGTCGAGAAACTGAGTAGCCATGATAAAAAATTCCTTATTTAAAAGAGGTTGTCAATAAAAGTTGTGGGGATTTTCGTGGGCTGCTGAGCCTTAAGCCGCTCGATGGCGTCAGCGTTTTTGTCGACGCCTTCATCGGTGGCGTTCAGCCTTGCAGCCGTAATCACATCTCCTGTTTTCGCCTTCATCGGTGGCGTTCAGCCTTGCAGCCGTAATCACATCTCCTGTTTTCCAGTCGACCGGCAGATACGGATCGGTCGGGGTCTCCTGCGGGAGCCCCTCGTCGATCGCCTGCGGCCGTAAAAAAGAAGGGCTGCGTCGGATAACCGTCACAGCCCTTCTCTCGGTAGTGCGCTCACTGGAAGAAAGCGCGGGTCGAATCACACTCACATGAATGCCTCCTTGTTAACCCTGATCAGCAAAAAGCCCATCAATTTCGGCGTCGCTCAAGATGCCGATGTTTGCTCTCGCCCGTGCCTGCTGCTCAGGGGTCGGTGTCTGCGCGTCATAGGTCAGTACATTGACGTTTCTTGAGGCCGCATCTTCAGCTCGCGTCGCGGCATCTTCTGCGCGAACAGCTGATCCTTCTGCCGCCTGTGCGGACGCACTCGCCCCTGCCGCCGCCTGCTGAGCGGTCTGCATCGACTGCTGCGCACCCGTTGCGCTTGCGCTCGCAGAGTCAGCGGTAGCCGTAGCAGACGCTGAGGCTGTAGAGGCAACAGTCTCACTGTCGGCCGCCTTAGCCGCATACCACTTCGCGGAATACTCGGTCTCGTCGACCGTCCCGTCCATGTAGTTCGCCCACTTCTGCGCAAGATCCCTGGCGGTCTGCGCAACGCCCGCACTGATGCTCGCGTTCTCCGCGCGTTCGGTTGCGGTCGCGACGAGCCCCTTCATGAGCGCCACGTCAGCGGAGACATCCACGACAGCCTGCCTTGCAATCTCGATTGCGGAGTTGGCCGTATCGCGGGCTTCGATCGAAACCGTGGTCGCAGTGTTCGAGGTCGCGAGGGCAGAGTTTGCTGTGACGATAGCCTGGTCCGACGTGGACTTCGCGGCGTTCGCGGTACCCAGTGCTTGCGTCGAGTTCGCCTCTGCGGCCTGTGCGGTCTTGACCGCCTGAGAGGCATCGGCAACGGCCTGCTCTAGCTTCGGCTCCCATCCGTCCACGACGATTTGGAGGGACTTGGCAATCGAGATAGCGCTGTTCGCGGTGGAGAGCGCCGTGGCGGCATTGGCGTTCGCCGTGTCCGCCGTACTCATCGCCTCCTTGGCAATGCGCAGAGCTTCGGTCGAATCCTGCGTGGATTCGGTCGCAAACTTACCGAGGTCGTTGATAACGTCCTCAGTCTGTTGCATGAAAGACGCGCCCGAGATCTCGCCCGTGGGCGTCTTCACGTAGTGAAAGGAAAAGCTGTCCATCAGAAGCCCTCCGCAAGCCAGTCACCGCCGGTGAAGCGGCGAAGGTTTGCCCAAATCGTCTTGCCGTCGGAATTGATCCCACCCATGGTGTAGCAGTCGTCTGGGTGACCGCCGCCCGTGGCCGTGACCTGCACGCAAACCGTTTCGGGGTACTTGAAGGCGATCGGGAGCGTGATCGTTGGATAGCCACCGCCGCACTTCCCGTGCTGTTGGATGAAGCCCGACTTCCACTTCCTGTACCACGTCGAACCCGATCGGTAGGTCTCTACGACGTAGTCCTCGGGCGCTTCTGCGGCGATCCTTCTCTTAACCCATTCCGTCGTGGGAACGCGCGTCGAACTGTCGCTCGAAGCGGGCGTAGGAGCGGTAGGGGTGCCCGTGAAGGCGGGCGAATCGACAGGCGCTGCCGAGATGTTTTTGCGAGCCGTCGCCTGCTGTTCGGCGCTCAGCCCCTGCGATTCGGTGAAGCTCACGAAGCCAGAGATGTCCGAGCCTTGCACCGCGCCGATGTTCGTTCTGGCCTGCTTCTTCTGCTCATCGCTCAGGCTCTGCGCCTTGTCGAAGGCGACGAAGCCCTTGATCGCGTCCGCAAGCTGCGCGGCCACCTCGGCGGTACTCTGCACGTCGATGTTCTTGCGCGCGCGAGCCTGGTCGTTCGTGGAAAGGTTCTGTTCCTTGTCCCACCTCACGTCGCCCGCGTCCATCGTTGCCCAGTAGGCGGGATCGGATCCCGGGGCGACAACCTTCGTACTCTTGCCGTTCGCCTTCAGGCAACGGTACTTGACGTTGCCGGCAAAGACTTCGTTGTTCGGCTCGTAGTCAAGCTCGGCGGAGTAGTTCATCACGCCGCCCTGTTGGAACCAGAGGATGAACTGGGAGAGCAGGTAGAACGCGCCGTTGAAGTCTTGACGCTTCGGCGGGATGCCGCCTTCAGCGAGCGGCATGGAGTTGACTTCCGTCCACCCCTTGTTCTGCGAAAAGCGGCCAGTGCCCGCTTCCTGCGAGGTCGCGGGCGGAATCGTTTTGTCACCCTCGGCGGCCAGTGCCGAGGTCAACAGGTGTTCGGGATAGTTGCTCATCAGTCAATCTCAATTGTTCTGCCGGGATTGAAAACGCCGACGTCGAAAGGCATGAGGGTCGACCCCTCAAAGCCGAAAATCTGCTCGTCGGGATAGATGACGAGAAGATTGGTCAGAACGCCCGCGGGTCGATTCAACAGCCCGTAGGTCTGCAAAATCATTGCCTGCAGGTCGGAAATGTTCCCAATGATGACGATGCTGTTCACGCTCATGTCCAGATAGTCCACCACGAACACCGTGGTGTCCGTCAGGCGCTGTAGCAGCTTGTTCGCGGCGTCCGCAGACCCGTTCGAGACGTTGCAGGCGGCGCGGTAGAGGATCAGGAAACGGAAGTAGTCATCATCAAAGCGCACGTACTCGCCGCGCACCTTGATGAAGCGGTCTACGCCGACTTTCTGACCCCACCAGTCGAGGTAAACGCCGTAGGCGGTCTGGGGATCCATCGCCGCCGCGCGCAGGCGCTCGAGGTCGGGCGTGGCGTCGATCACATCCTGCATCAGGCTTCCCAGATTCTGAAAGTCCGCACTGAAGGCGTACTGCGTCTGGATAGCTTCAGACTGCGTGGAGGCGACATCGGGGATGCTCCGCACGTCCGCAACGGATGCGAAGTTGAACCATGTCTGTGTGTCCGCCATTCTTTACCCCTCGTACAAGAAGACGATGTTTTCCGAGGAAATCGAAGGCTCCACGTTGGCGGGGATCTCCACGGAATCGACCCACCCCGCATCGCCGAGCTGAATCTCGATCTTGCGCACGGGAGCCGTAGTCTCGGGGATCGCCACGCCGTAGAAGCGGGACGCGTAGACCTTCGTAGCCAGCTTGATGCGCGGGTTCGAGCCTTCGCCCGAGAAGTCCGCAATCAAGGCCGCCTTGATGTCCGCTTCCTCATACGGGTTCACAGACTCGGCGTTGAACGTCACGCGCACCTTGAAGTCCTGTGCGCTCGGACGGGTGATGCGGTACGTGTACGTCGCGTTGAAATGGTCCTTCGCAACGTAGGTGACCTCGTAGCCGCCCGTCGTGCCGCACCCCATGTCCTTTCGTCGGTAGATGGTCTCGGCGATTGCCTCATCATCCCCGCCCACGATGCAGACCGCGATGCTGTGCGGCTCGATGCGCAGGCCGAATTCCGTCTTGTACTCGTTCGTGAAGTTCTCTAGCACCACGCAGTCAAGCACGCCGTCAAGCTCTGCCAGATTCGCCTGAATGGCCTCCAAGCTACCCAGAGCATTGATCGCGTAGCTCTCCGTGATGCGCGCGAGGTACTCGCTGTCAGGTTCCCTGCTGCGTCCGAGAGCGCCCGAGTCGGGATTCGTGACGGCATCCCACCCTGCGACGATCGTGACGATCTTCGTCACCGTCTCAGGTGCGACCTCGACAGAGCCGTGCTCGACCGAATCGAAAGTCGTGGTGACCGTCCCATCGTCCCCGATCACAGCACCGCCGACAGCAGAGTGCCTGAAGTTGTTCCCGTTGGTGTCCTGCACAATCGCGCCATAAGGGATCACAGTGCCCTTCAGGCCTGTCAGAGTGCAGGTAACCACGGAAGGCTCTGAGAGCTTGCGGTCGATGCCGTAGAGGCCGCCAATGGCGTCGAGGAAGACACCACGAGCAGTCTGGGGGTTGAGCTGATTGGCAAGGTATGCGATCTCGGCATTCTTCGCCTCGATCTCCGCAGCGACCAGGTCGACCACTTGCCCCATCGGGGAGGTCGGTTCAACGTTCACGTCGGGACGATCGGGATCGGATCGGAACGCCTTCACGATGCCCTTTGCGAAGTCCTCGCGAATCTCGGAGGAGTCGGGCACAACCACGCCCGTCAGTTCATCAAATTTCACTACGGCCATGATCGCCCTCAGTTGTTCGGATGGTGATGCGCCCCGTCAGTGTGCGGGCGCGACTGTCCACGTCGTCAATCTCCACGGCCTCCACGGCCTCAACGCCCTCGACCGACAAGGCCGCATCCCTCAGACGGGCGACGGTCACGGCCTTCTGCACGGGCTTGCCCAACTGATCGGAGAACCAGTCGATGCCATGCTCCGCGTAGAAGTACAGGTCATCGGTAAAGCACCTGCATTCGTTCGAGACGTTCTGCAGTGTCGCCGCCGTGCCCTCGAGCATCTTCAGGTTCCCGTTGCCGTCGAACGTGAAGCAGGCGGACGCGGTGAGCTGAGGCGTGTAGTTCGTGTGAGCCATTACTGTGGTGTCCCTGTTGTCCCGCCCGAGTCGCCCGGGTGGGTGTGAGTGTCAAGCGAGACGCCCGCCGCCACAACGTCGCCCGTCGTGGTGAGGGAGCCGTCGACCGATGCGCCAGAGCCGCCCGAGATGGCAAGCCCGCCCTTGCCGGTGATGAGACCCGTAACGGTCAGCGTCCCCGTACAAGATGTCGCAGGCGCGTCTAGCGTGACCGAGGACGAAGCCTCGACCCGCGCCGTATCGCACTTGATCGTGAGCGCGGGCGTCTCCTCGTTGATGCTCTGGGGAGCTACGACGTGAATCGTGCCCTCTTCCTCCAAGTGGATGAAGGTAGTGGGCTTCTTCCCCCAGAACCCGCCGATGTAGAACCCGTCGGACATATCGAAGCAACGGAAGCTACCCGGCTGCACGGGCGTAGCCTCGCCGTTCAGTGCGGACACATCCTGCTGAGCGAAGATCGCAAGGCCGATGTCACCGGGCTTCGGGTCGACGATGATTGCCGCCGTCCCATGCTGAAGCCTGAACCACCTGAGCTTCGGGATCGAAACGTTCGGGATTGCCTCGCCCGAGGCGGTGCGCATCTCGACCAGGGGCGTCGCAGAGAGGTACTCCGCGCCGTTGCCCTCGCCCGTGCGATTGACTGAGTCCACGCGGACGGGGATGGCCGTATTGACCATCCCCTTCACGATTGACTGAATCATGAAGTGCAGGGCGTTGAGTTCGGAGCTAGCCGTGAACTCAGAGGTATTGAGCTTCAGTTCGTCACTCATCGAGCCACATCCCCTCGAACGTTGTGCGCCACGAACCGCCGCCGGGCTTGTGTGCCGTTAGGTCGTGGGAAAGGTTGACGATCTTCCAAGTGCCCGAAGCGGACGGGACGATGGATTCGACGCGCACCGCCGCACCGATGCGGAGATCGGGGCGGAAGTACGAAACGACTTGAATGCCGTTCTGCGTGAACGTCGGGTACCCGACCATCCCGGTGTCTGCGGAGACAAGCGGGATCCCGCCCGTCTCTCTCACCTTGCCGCGCGGCAGGAGGACGATCTCATCGTCGTCGATGAGGAGGTCTGCACCGACGCTGTTGGCAACCTGTCGCATCTTCGTGATCGGGTCGCCCGTGATGATGCAGTCGGAGAGCGTCGCCTCGACCCCATCATTGCGGAACGTCTTGCCCGTCTTCTGCGCGAGCATCCCGACGGTTTCCGCCGCCGACTGCTGACCCGAGATGGCCAGTTGCCCCTCAGGTTGCAAGACAGGGTAGCTACCCGTCTGGGCTTCCATCTTCATCACGGGGCAAGCCCCGTTCAGATCGGCGTAGGCGTTCGTCACCTCGCCCTGAAAGACCACGGAGTAGTTCCCGCCCTCGCCTGCTTCGACTTGGAGCAGGTTCCATCGGCGACCGAGCGGACGGAAGGAGAGCATCGTGAGCTGAGCCATCGTGTCAAGTGACAGCCCATAGACCTCGACCGACGCCTTCGCGAAGTCCACGCCACCCTGTTTCGAGATCGCCACATGAGTAGCGAAGCCCGTGAGCGTGTAGACGTTGTTCGCACCCGCCTTGTCGAGCGTGACCGTCAGGCGCAGCGCCTTTTCGGAAAAAGTCACGCCTGCCATTTTTCGCCCTCTGCCAAGTAAACGAGGTAGTACCGATCAGACAGTCCTGAGTAGTCCGGGTGGGAGTCCCCTAGCACGTCATGAAAAACCAGACGCCCCGAAAAGGCCGTTGTCTTGAAAATCGGAATAGGTGAGTCGTTGTTGCAGACGTGGTTTGTCACCACATCGACTTGATCGACCGCGAGGCTGAGATAGAGAGCCGCGCCGTTTTGCTTGAGCGTTACCGTGCAGTTTTGCCCGTCAAGAACCACGTTAAAACGCTGGTTCGACAGGTTGGAAAGCGGTATGCGAATCACGAGAACACCCCCTTAACGCCCCGAAGTCATAGCCTCAACCACGCCACCCACGACAGACGTTTGCTTTTTGCCGCAGTCCACTTTGTTCGCGCCCGTCTCTTTTTTCGGAGACCACGCGGCGGTTTTACCCCCAACCGTTGCAGACCGAACCTCTTGGAAAGTAAGGTCAACGGACAGGAGGTTCGCCCCGCTTGACGATGAGCGCATAGACGAAACGCCGATCAGCGTCATGTTCGAGCGTACCGTGGTCGGCGTGACCACCGTGAACGCCTCCAAGCCCTGCAGAGCGGCATCGATCTTCGCGATCGCTGCTTCCTGAGCGGCATAGTCGCCCGAGAAGAGGAGCGTCACGGTGATCTGCTGTGGCTGGGCGACCTTGTCATAGGCGTAGAGCGCGCCGTTTTCCTGAGGCTCCACGGGCACGACGGCAGAGGCGTCCTCGCCGAGATCGTCGATCGAGTCGTAGTCGCAAATCGGGTTGCCCTTCGCGTCGAGGATGGCCCACGAGAGAATTTCAACTGACATGAGTTACCTAATTGCGGCGTAAAGCTCCGTTAAGGGCGGAGATATAAGCTGCGTGTTTTTCGATGAACGCTTGTAACATATAGGCATGATTATTCGCCAAGGTTTTTCGTTCAAACTGAAACCCGACGGAGCTCAGGACAAAAAGATGTCCCGCTTCGCCGGCTGCACGCGTTGGGTGTACAACCAAGGGCTTGCTTGGAACGAAGAGCGCCGAACAGCGGATCCCGCCTTCCATATCAGCTATTCGAAGCTTTGCTCCGAACTGATGGTTTGGAAGGAGCAGAATCCCTGGTTGAGGGAAACGCACTCTCAGGTTCTCCAACAGTCGCTGAAGGATCTGATGGGCGGCTTCCAGAAGTTCTTCAAAGGTCTGACGGCTTTCCCGAAGAAGCACAAGAAGTTCGTGACCACGGACTCCTTCCGCTTCCCCCAGGGCTTCAAGATTGATGAAGGACGTCGGCAGATTTATCTGCCGAGCATCGGCTGGGTCAAATACAAGCGAAGCCGCTTCATTCAAGGCAAGGCCAAGAACGTAACGGTTTCCCAACAAACCGACGGATGGTATGTTTCCATCCAGACCGAGTACGAAATGGAACCTCCCAAGCATGCCGGCGACAGTGTCGGCATTGACATGGGATGCGTCCGTTTCTGCACGCTTTCCGACGGCACGTTCTTCGAGCCGTGCGGCGCACTCAAGAAGCAGCTTAAGAAGCTCGCCAGGATGCAGCGCAGGCTCGCAAGAATGCAGAAGTTCGGAAAGAATTGGCGCAAACAAAAGGCCGCGATTGCAAGGCTTCATCAGCATATCGCCAATATCCGTCGTGATTTCATCGAAAAGGTCTCGCTGAATATCTGCAAGAACCACGCAGAGATTTTCAGAGAGGACTTGAAGATCAAGAACATGACGGCATCCGCGAAGGGAACTGTTGAGGAGCCAGGCACTCGCGTTGCACAAAAGAGCGGTCTCAACCGTTCTATTCTCGATCAAGGCTGGGGAATCTTCTTCACCAAGCTTGATTGGAAGGCGTTGAGACTTGGCGGACACGTACATACGGTGCCGCCGCAGAATACAAGTCGCACCTGCCCGATATGCGGCTGTGTTTCCAAAGACAATCGCAAGACGCAGGCGTTGTTCAAATGCGTTTCCTGCGGACATCAGGGGAACGCGGACGTTGTGGCTGCGATCAACGTCGAAGAGCGCGGACGAAGCTCGTTAGCCTGTGGGGAGTCTGAGAAGAATGCTCAGGCTCAAGTGAATTCGGGCCGGTCTAAAAAGCCGGCGCCGAATCAGCAGCAGGAATCCACCGAAGTGATCAGCAGCGCAAGCTGCTGACGCAGTAGAGAATCTCCGTCGTTCACGGCGGAGAGAACGTCAACCCTTTTGGACAACGCCCGAGACAGAATTCTGAATGTAGTCTCGCGCCTTGCCCATCGCCTTATGGACACTGCCCGCAACGGCTTCGCCGATTGCCTCGCCGTCGCCCGAGGCGTTGACCGTGGTCTGCACCGTCACCTTCATGTCGGTGTTGACCGCGTTCGAAGCGCCCGCGTTCGATGCCGCAATCCCTGCCGGCGCACCGGCCACAGCAGGGGTCGGTGACGCAAGCAGGGAAGACATCCACCCGCCCACCTTGTCGGTGAGGCCGTCGAGGAATCCGCCCGTCTGTTTGTCCGTGGGATCGGCCTTGACCGTCACCTCGCCCTTTTGCGGGGCGGGCGCGGGATCCTTCGCCTCGTCGCCGAAGCCGAAGAAACTGCCGACCTTTCCGAGGATCCCCTTTGCCTTGTCGGCAAAGGCGTCGAAGCTCCCGAAAAGCCCCTCGAAGGCCTTCTTGATCTGACGGATCGGGAACATCAACGCGTCGTAGATGGCGGACGCCGCCTTGTCGGCAGCAGGCCTCAGGCCGTCAAGCGATTCGGGCAGGAGACTGCGCAACGGCTCGACCAGCCATGCGAGGAATTTCTCGTAGATGTAGCTGATCCCGTTGTCGAAGCCATTGACGAACGCATCGGGCAAACCGCCGAGCGCATCGGCGATGTAGTCGATGAAGCGGAAGCCCTCAACGATGCCGCCCCAGAGGGTCGACCCGATGGATCCCGCAACGTCGCCTACCTTGGCGAAGAAGTCCGTAAACGCCTTCGCGTCGGGGAGGTGGAACAGGTCGGCGAACCATACGCCCATCTCCTTAATCACATCCCAAGCCTCACCGAGCGCGAGCTTGATGTTGTTCGGGATGTTCCACACGGCGCGGCAGAAGCTCAGGATGTTCTGCCTGATGTTGTCGACCTCCTCACTGGTGAGGCCGCACCACTTCATAAAGGTTTCCAGCGCGGTAATGTCACCGTCAAGAAAGCCCATGAAGTCGTCAAGCAACAGGCAGGCCGCCGTAACTGCGGCAATCAGCACCCCAAGAGGGTTAGCCAACAAAGCGAGGTTAAACGCCTTGATGACGGGCATCCCCTTCACGAAGACGTTAACGAAGAGGCTAGACGCCTTGACCGCCGCAACGATGTTGCGCAGGTACGCCCCGCCGAAGATGGCGGCAATCGCCCCTGCGGCTATCTTCACGAAGCGGGAATGCTCCGCAAGGTAGCCCACACCCGAACTGATCGTCTTCATGACGGCGGTAAGCGGCGGCATCACTGCCGTGAGAAGCACGCCACCGAGCGATGAAGCCTGGTTCGTGAAGTTGCGCCACTGGCGATTGAACTCACGTGCTAGCTTGACCTGCTCATCAGTGAAGGCGACACCCTCGAAGGCCTTGGCGGCCTCCTCCGCATTGTCACGGTACTTCAGGAACACGGCGGCGGCATCGGCAGACAGCCCCTGCGACTGCAGGAAGTACTCCGCCTGCCTTTGGCTCAAGCCCTTGATATGGTCGCCCATCTCAAAGAAAGCCTTCTCGCCTCTGCCCGTGGTCAAGATGAAGTTTTCAAGGGCACCCTTGAAGGCTTCCTGGCTGCCGCCTGCATCCTCATTTGCCTTCGCCCATGCGTCGATCTTCTGGGCAGACACGCCCAGTCGGTCGGACAGGATTGCTAGCGCGTTCCCGTCTTGGACGAAGGATTGAAAGAGAGCAGTCCCGCCGAAAGCCGCGAGGAGCGGCGCACCGAGCGCCATGATCTTCTCGCCGATCGCCCCGACCTGCTTGCCGAGGCTGTCCATTGCGCGGCCTGCGGCAAGTGCCGCCTTCTGACCGCTTGACCCGATCTCGAGGATTCGCTCTGCGACATCGTCCGAGACGTTGCCGAGCAGAAGCCCCGATTTCGTGGCGTGTGCTGCCAGTCGGTCGACCGCCTCGCCCGAACGCTCTGCGCCGCGTGCGAAGTTGTCGATGCCCTGTGCCGCTTGATCCAAACCGTCCTTGAGCTGTTCGGAGTCGAGGCCGATCTTCACTAACAGACTGTCGATGATGTTGCCGGCCATTTAGATTTTCTCCTCAGCTTGTTTTGCCGCCAACCACTTGTGGTAGTTGTCCAACAGAAGAACCTCATCGAGGTTAACGGCATCCTCGTAGGTAAGAACGGTTTTTAGCTCCGCCAGTGACGCGAGGCGAGCGGAGATGAGACGCCCTGCGAGCGGCGGAATGTTGGCGTAGGAGGCGACCCCTCTTACGCCTTCACAGTCGGCTCGGAAGCCTGCCCACCGAGGAAGTTGGACAGGTTTGCGCTCTGCAAAAAACCGAAGTTCGCCTTGAGCGCCTCCACGCGAAGGGTCAGGAGCGTCAACGGCGACTGAATCATGCCGTCGTCGGTCACGCTCTTCTTCAGTTTCCCAACGCGCACCTTGCAGCAGGCGAGCAGTTCGTCGAGCAGGGGAGCGGCCTTCTCGTACTCGACCTTGCACAACGCGGCAACCAGGCCTCGATAGTCCTTGACGCCTTCGGCGGTGATGGCCTCGCGTCCGAGCAGGAGACCTGCGCGGATCAGCCAACCTTCCGCCTTGAAGGCGCTCATCTTCTCGATGACGAAGGTCATGTCGTGGCCTGCGTCGTTGATCTTCAAGGTAATGTCATCCATTCCAACTTCTCCTCAGTGCGTCAATCAGGCGACTTCCTGAAATTCCATGGTCCACGTCGTGGGCTGAAGGGTCTTCTGAACGCTCGGGAGGTTCGGGCCGTTCTTGAGGGCACCACGGCGGAAGACGATGGTCTTTTCAAGGGCGGGCACGAAGACCGTGAGGGTAAGCTCATACGGCTTGCAGTTGGCGCTCATAGCGTCGCGGATAGTCTCGAAGACCTCAAGGCTCGGGGAGTTGGCTTCAAGCACGATGCTGACGGGCTGAATGTTCTTGACCACGCCGGAGACCATGCGGCCATCAACGCCGCGACGGTTTTCGGACTGGTCCACGCCGTCGGCAGTCATCACGCTGTCGGCGGAGAAGCCTTCGAGCTTCACGCCGGACGGGTAGAGATCTTCACAAGCGAGAATGATCTGGACGTTCGCACTGGTTACGTCAAAGTAATCGGCCATTTTTCGGCTCCAAGAAAAAGGGCTCCCGCGCGGGAAGCCCTTTCGTTACAGGATGGATTAGATGATGCTGATAATTTCTGCAGAGATTTTTTGGACGCTGCCCGCGTAGCAATACAGAATTGACACGATGGGCGAGCCGCGTTCCGCGCGGACGTTGGCGCTCGGCATCTCGATGCCGTACCAATAGCCCTTCGTAAAGAGCGTCGTAGAGATGTCCTGACCGACTTCCTGCATGATCTGCACGCGCTGAGACTCGGAGAGATCGAGACCCGGGTCGATGACGCCATTACGCAGGCAGAGGCTGATCGGATCCTGAAGCCAGGCGGAAATGTATGCGCGACCCATGTCGGTATACGGAGCGCGGTTGATCGCCTTGAAGCCGTCCATGCACGAACGCTGAATGGCGTTGCGCAGGTAGATCGAGCCGTAGAGCACGTCGATGAAGCCGTAGTAGTCAGAGCAGAGCGCGCCCGTATTCATGAACTGGAAGGCGTCGTTACGCGTGGCGAAGTTGCCGAAGTAGGAGCAACGGATTGCCTCAAGCGCATCGGCGGCGGCTTCGTTCTGAATCGTCGGGGAGAGACCCGTAGCGGACTTGGCGAACCAGACCTTCATGCCCTGATTTCTCTGCCAGTCGATCGAAGCGCCGACAGCGAGGACGAAGGCGGCAAAGGCGGACGTACCGTAGAGGCAAATCGCGCAGTTGAATCGATCCTTCATCTTGGCGGGCTTCGTCTCGGCCTGCGTGAGCATGTCGATGCAGCGGACATCCGTCGTCCAATCGACGTACACGTAGTCGTCATCAATATCCGCCCATGCGGCAAAGCCTTCGGCCTGTTCGAGCGTAGCTTCCCAAAGCGTGGTGAAGCCGACCCAGTTGCGCGTGACGGAGCAGACGTTCTCAAGCGCGGCGGCGGGAGTCTGAATGTCCGCGCCCGGGGAAACCACAGCACCGAGGGAAACCGTGAGGCCGAGCGCATCGCTCAGCCCCGTGCCCTTGACTCCGGAGGCGACGAGGGATTCGCCGACGATGGCCGTGCCCACGGCGGCAACGCCGACCAGGTTCAGGGAGGCATCCGCGCCCGTCTTCTCGGTCGTGAAGGTGAACTTCTGGGAGTTGGCGTCATAAGCGCCCGTCACACCGGCAATGCCTTCGGCAACCTTGGCGGCAACCTCGGAAAGAGAGGTGCAAGCGGAAAGGTCGATGTTCTCGGCGGTGACTTCCTCGCCGTTGACCTCGAGCGTAAGCGTGCCGTCCGTGATGGCCTTGAAGGTGGCGAGCTTCGTCGTGACCGTGCCGCCGCGCACCCAAGCGGGAGCGGCTTCGGAGATGAAGCGACCGATCACGATGGCGTTGACGGCCTTCTGCTGATTGGTGACGCCCGTGAAGTACTGCTGAGCAAAGACGGTTTCCTCGGCCTCGCTGCCGAAGAAGTCGGCAACGGCGGCGGAGGAGGAGAACTCGACGGCGGGAACGTCGGAGGGGATAAGGGCCGACTTCGTGAGGAGCAGGCCGTTGGTTTCGAGGTCGGAGCTACCGCCAGAGATGACGCGCGGCGTGACCTTCACAATGTGAGATGCAGGAATCATTGCTTTTCCTTCGGTTTGAATTTCACGTCAACATTGGCAAGGTCTACCTCGACGAAGCGGAACCCGTCTTGGTCTATCTTCAATGTGCGCTTGAATCCGAGGTGGAACGTGACCGCCCATCTCGGGACGTACCGCCCCGAGTCCGTCGGAGCAGTGAGATTCTGAAGGCCGTCGACGTACTGGAGGTCGAGGCCGTAGGCGCGGAAGTGATCCGCACCGTAGGTCGACCGACCCGCAAGCTCATATGCCTGCGCTCGGTCGCGGGCGGTGAAGCGGTCTGCGCTGTAGCAGTCCACTTGAACCACCAGGTCGACATACTCATGAAGCAGAGAGGTCTCAGAGACTGCGTCATGAGTTTCGATCGTCGATCCGCGCCGCGACATGCTGATCGGCGTGAATACGGTGAAATCGTTGTCCTCGGGCAGGCCGAGGTCGTTGGCGAAGCCGTTGATGAGATGCCGCGCATCGTCGTTCGCATACGGCGGGACGGCGAACTTCCTGAGGTAGCTTCGGAAGGCTTCGGTGATCTGCTCCTGCTTTACAGCGGCAAGCGGCATAGCCCCTCCTCCGTCTCGTAGTAGATGTCCACAGGCGTCGTCTGTTGCTGGCACTGCAGGCTGACCCACCCGCTACGGGTGAAGTCCTCGATGACGGCGTTGACAAGCCATACACGCCCGTCATCGCCTCTCAGGTAGTCGCCCGTGCGACCGAGAGGACGGTTGACCGACCAGGCTCCCGCGTCTGCGAAAACCCAGATCTTGCGAAGCGTTGCAGCCTGCGTGATTGCGTCGACCTGCTGTACCACGTCGGGGCCGAGCGACTGGATCTGCATCGTCAGCTCCCCGAATTCCTCGAAGAGCTGTACGGCGTCCCCTCGCTCACCGTCGACGTAGCGACCTGTGGAGCGGTAGAGTGTGGCGGCCTGATCGGAGTGCAGGTGGTGAATCGCCTTTCGCACGATTTTGTGAAGATTGACTGACATCCATCACCCCTTGATTTCGTAGCCCACTGAGTGGAGCATCGTACCGACCTTGAAAAGCGCCTTGTCGCGCCCGGAGCCTGAGTCGGCTGTGCGGTCTTGACCCTTGCGGTCGTCCTTCATGTCGTAGAGCAACGTCGTGAGGAGCGAGCGGTCGGGGAACTTCGTACTGCGCGAGCCGTTGTTTCGGATCGTCTCCTGAATGTCGACCTGCGCCTGACGCGCCATGATCTCTAACGCGGCTCTGGCGTCCTTGACGCCCTTGGCCTTGAGTCCGGCGGCAAGGATCTTCTTCCAGTTGCCGACCTCATCGGCGAAGGTTGCACGCATGAACGGACGCGGCGGGGAGCTGAGAGGCGTCCCTGGCTTGAGCATGATCCCGAAGTTACGCAGGAAATACCCCGTCTGTTTCTTCGTCGTGCGTTGCACCCATCCGTACTCGTTGTACGTTGCGTAGGTCGCAACCTCTGGGTCTGTGATGCCGATCTCCGCGTAGGGTGCGCCCACCTTGCCGACTTCGGCAGCGAGCTTGCGCACGCCCGTGGTGCGATTGACCTTGATCCCCATAGTTACCCCCACGGGTGATAGGGCTTGGCGTAGTAGAGCTTCGCGCCCGTGCGGTACGGCATCGTGAGTACCCAGAAGAGCGCGCCGCACTTCGTCAGGTTCCACCAGGATCCCACCTCGGTCTTGCTCTGCAGGTTCTCGAACGACGTGGAGACACTACCCTCGGTCGCAGAGGCGATGCGGGAGGGTTGATCCAACCCGTTCCCGTCAAGCGAGAGGAGGTGACAGAGAGCCGCCCACAGGATCGGTTGCATCTTGGTCTCGGGGTACGGGAAGTTTCCTTCACCGTCCCCGAGGAGAACCTTCACGGCCTCCCAAGGTGCCGCAAGCTGTTCTGCGCTGACCGCCTCCTCGGTGAAGGCGGGGTACGCCGCGCGGAAGGCGGCGGCATCAAGTTCGTAGAAGGCCATTTTGTTTCCTTACTTGGCGGTGACTTCGACGCCCATCTTCGTCGGATCGGCGGCCTCGAGGCCCGTTCGCATCTCGGCAATCTCGGACGCGGCGGCCTTGAAGCCCTTCACGTCATTCACGGGATAGATGCAGGGCATGGAGCCGTTGCGACCCGTGAAGGCGATTTCCTTGCCGTGAGCGGCGATCAGGTTTTCCCAGTCGGACTTCGGGAGCTGCACGCACAGAGCGTTGCCGGGCATAGCGAGGACGCCCGACTTCATGCCGCGCAGATTGTCGTTGATGCCGGGGAAGCGGATGGACTTCGTGCCACCCTTGCCGTCGGGGATGTCGTCAAAGCGCAGGGCAAAAGGCAGACAGCAGGCGATGGCAATCGTTTCGCCCGCAACGGTGACGGCCTTCTTTTCTTCTTCAAGGGTGGAAGTCAGAACCTCGACGCCCTCGGCGGCAGTCGCCTGTGCCTTCTTTCTCGTAGTGGTAGCCATTGAATTTTTCTCCTCGTTCGATGGCGGGGGCAAGGCCGAAGCCCGCCCCCTAGGAAGCCCGAACAGATTCGGGCATGGTGGTTAGATGCCGAGCATCGTGGCGATCAGGTGCGGGCGGCGGATCACGCAACCCCACGTACCGCCGACGGCCTTCTGCACCCAGGAGGTGGAGTAGGCTTCGACGTTGCCGAAGCGCATCTTTTCAGAGTAAGCGCATTCGGCAGTGACTTCGCCGAACAGCTCGGGAACCGTCAAGTAGAGCATGGAACCCGCTTCCGTCGTGAGCTCGGGAAGGTAGAGCACCTCGAGGTTCGGGTAGTTGCTCTTGAGCAGATCAAGAGCCGTCAGACCGAAGGCGTTCGGCATCTGAAGATACGTGGCGCGGTCGGAAGCGACGGCAAGACGGAACTTGCAGGAGGCGTCAACGTTGCCGGCGTTGTTCTTGATCAGCTCGTTGATGAGCTTGGCGATGTCGTTGAAGACAATGTTCGCCATCTGGTCGGTGTTGGCGGCGGTCTTGTCAGCCCACGTGGACTTGCCGCCGACCGACACGGGGGTGACGGACTCAGGCAGGTTCGGGTCGTTGAGAGCGCCGTAGTTCTGCTTGTCGGCAACGCCGTAGAGGTAGAAGCGGTTGTGCGCACGGGCGAGGATATTGGCCGCGCCGCGCTGCTTGGCACCCGCAAACTCGAGGCGAGCCTTAGCGCCCGTGGCAAGTTCGCGTTCGCCGTACTTCAGCGTCGTCTGGAAGATGAAGTTTTCACGGGTCGGGAACTCGTAGTTCACTTCGGACGTGACGTTGTTCGTGAAGTCAGAGTACGGCGTAACGTCGCCCACGACCTCCTCAACCGGGAACTGCATGAAGCTGTCGGCCCAGTCGCCCTTCTTCGTTTCGTTGAAGAGCTTCGTGGCGTTCATCGCACCGAACAGGATCGTCGTGACCTGCGGATCGATGTACGTGACGAGGGCGGCGGGAACGCCGACGTTCTTGGCGGTGGAGAGGGCGGCGTCCTGAGCAATCTTGCCCTGCGTGACCTTGGCGTAGTCCGTGACGATGCGACCAGAGGCGTCGCGGTGGTACGGCATGACGCCAACGGCATACGGGGAGCTGATGCCGAGGCTCTTAAGATATTCGAGTTTCGTGTCCATTGTTCAGTCTCCTTTTATCGGCGGGAGATGATGATGATGTCGCCCTGAGCCTTCGCGGCCGTGACGACGACCCAGCCGGTGTCGTTTTCGCTGCCGACAGTGCCGTAAGACACAGCGCCATCAGCGGGATTGCAAAGGACGGCCTGACCGACCGTAGCCTCGACAGCGGCTTCAACGTAGAAGTCACCGCGCACGGCGATCGTGAGTTCAGCACCGTTCGGGTAGGCTTCGGAGCCGTCGACGCCGCACGGGACGGCGGCGGTGAAGGTGCGTTCGACGAGACCGACGAGGGTCGTACCCTTGGCGGAGGCGACGGGGAAGGGGAAGGCGACGCCCTTCTTATCGGACGTGCCTTCGAAGACGAACTTGCCGGCGGCGGCAGTGCCGTCGGAAAGGTAGTTAAGCGGCGTGTAGACCGCAGTGTGAGCGGCGACTTCCTGACCCGGAAGACCAACGCTCGGATAAAGATTCACAGTCTTCTGCATAATCTGTTTTCCTTAGAGACGAACATTGATGCCCGTTGCGAGGTCGACCGTGGCCGACTCATCGAGCTTGGAGTCCTGAGCAACGCCCTTCGCGGCGGACTTCTGACCGCTGATGAAGCCGAGGTAAACGGCTTGAGCATTCATCTTCGTGACGCCGCGCATGGGAGCGCCCATCTGCTTGAGTGCGGCGAGATAGACCGCACCTGCGGAGTCAAACGCGGACGCGCGAACGCGACCGAGAACCTTTCGGCATTCGTCGATGGCATCGAACTTCTGCTCGAGCTTGCGAATGGCGGCATCCTGCGCAGTGGCGGGCTGCTCCTCTTCGTCGGCAGCGGCTTCAGGTTCTTCGTCGCACGCAGGTTCATCCTGGTCGGCGGCGCATTCCTCATCCTCTGCTTCAGGCTCTTCGTCCTCGGCCTCGCCCTTGAAGTTCATTCCGGCCTCGAAGGCCTTGAGCACTTCGGGGTTGTCGGCATCGACGCCTGCGGCCTTGGCGGCCTCGACCACGGGGTTGACTTCCTCGGCTTTTTCGGCCTCGGCTTCTTCGTCCGTGGCGGCGGTCGGGTCGACCTCCTCATCAGCGGCCTGCGGCTCGGCGGTGGCGAGCTCGTTCAGTGCCTGCAGAAGGGCGGCGGCTTCCTCGTCATTAGCGCCGCGTTGCTTGAAGGCTTCGACGATGGCCTCGATCTTCGCGCCCTTGTCGTTGTCTTCGGTCACAGTGGTTTCGTTGTCCACAATTTCCCCCGTTTCGGTGGTTTCATGGAGGTCACGGAGGTCATCCGCGAGCCTTCCGATTTCGTCGGCGATCCGCACTTCGGTCTCTTCGACCTCGGGAGCATCGCCCGCCTTGATCGGCGTTTCTTCATTCATCGCTTTTTCTCCCAGTTCCAAAGCGTGATCCTCGACGATGCAGGAAGACCCTGCTCGTCCCTCCTCCACAAGCGCAAGGTGCTGTCCGCGAATCCTGCGCATGATGAAGTCATACGTCTGGCCGTTCCACTCGCCCGAGCGCATCTCAGGCTCGTAGTGGTACGCCAGTGAAAGCTGTCTCATGCTCCCGTCTCGGATGCGGGCGCACGCGTCCGCATCCTGAATGTGGAGCGAGTTGCTCAGGTACGTGCCGTCGAACTTCGCCGAATCCCCAGTCGAACCCACGCGCGTGTCCTTGGCGGGCGCGGCGGGGTAGTCGAGGTGGTGATTGAGCTGAATCGGAATGCCGATCACGGAGCGCACCGGGGCGGAATTCGCCTCCCGCGTTCCCGGCGTCA